GCTGATAGTTCGTTAATTCCATTGTTGTCATATACTGTAGCAGTAGATTCCATAATAGGTAAATCTGAACCTACGTTAATCAACCTTTCTGTAATGGCTAAAAAACAAACTGAAGTATCTGCTAAATTAGATGTTAAAATATCAAGACCTTGTGTACATTCAAAGTCTAAAACTTCTTCGCTTAAAAGCAGTAAAAACTACAAAAAGAAATACGCAGGTCAGGGTAGATAAGTTTCTTTAAATATAAAACAATTAGTTTTTATTAAAGTATCTCTGTATTTATTTAAATGTTCTATAGATTTAAATTCTTTTACAAATTCTCTTAATCTATCTTTTTCATTTTTTATTTTAAACTTTACTTTCATAATATAGTATTTCGACACCACGAAGGTATATAAAAAAAATTACAACTGAATTTAAAAGTTATTAACGGAATTGTTAATATCTATTAATTATATTTGAATTATGAAGAAATGTGCTACTTGTAAAGAAGATAAATCTTTTGATTTTTTTTGTAAAGATAAGACAAGAAAAGATGGTTTTCAAATAGATTGTAAATTATGCAAAAAACAATACTATTTAAAAAACAAAGAAAAACTATTACAGTACAATAAAAAATATGCTCAAGAAAATAAAGATATAATTTATAATATACAATCAAGGCATTATCAAACAAATAGAAAACAAAGAATAAATTATTCTGTAAATTATCAAAGAGAAAGAAAAAAAACAGATTTTTTATTTAAATTAAATTGTAACATTAGAACATTAATAAGAAAATCAATAAAAAAACAAGGATTTACTAAACGTTCAAAAACTTATGAATATCTTGGATGTACTTATGAAGAATTTAAAATATATTTAGAATCAAAATTTACTGAAGGAATGAATTGGGAAAATCAAGGTAAATGGCATCTTGACCACATATACCCTGTATCACTTGCAAAAGATGAAGAAGAAATTATTAAATTAAATCACTATAGTAACTTTCAGCCATTATGGGCTATTGACAATTTAAAAAAAGGTAATAAAGTTTTATAATGGCAAAGAAACCTACACGTAAATCATTAATAGAAAAGCTTGACAAAGTTTTTTCTATATACATAAGAACAAGATATGCTGTAGATGAAATTGCAGAATGTTATACTTGTGGTAAAAAAGACCATTACAAGAAACTACAAGCAGGGCATTTCGCATCACGTAGACACTACTCAACACGTTGGAATGAATACAATGTACAAGTTCAATGTTATGGGTGTAATATTGCCAATCAGGGAATGCAGTTTCAATTCGGTAAAAACCTTTGTTTACAATATGGTGATAACTTTGCTGATGAACTAATGATTCAATCCAAACAAATACGTAAATTTGACGATATAGAAATAGCAGATATGATTGCTTACTATTCAGGTCTTATTTCTTCTTGACATTTCTTTTCTGATTAATTCTTTATTATAATTTGGTTAATGTTGGGGCTACTTTAATTAGTAGCCCTTTTTTTGGCAAAAGTGTTAAAGAAATGTTAAAATTTAAAATCATAGTATTTTATCTAAAATGAATTTATACATTTGCTTCATCAAACAATAACAAATAACAATTTTAAAAACAAAAATTATGTCAAACGAAGAAAAAGAATTTAGAAACGATGCAAAAAACTTTTGTGTATTTATTGGAATGATTGCTTTATCAGCTTTCATAGTAGTAAACTTTATATTAGTAAAATAGGATGAAAGATTTAATTGACTTTAACAGATTTCAAATAGAAGCATTACAAGCAGAAATTTGTAAACTAAAACAGGAAAACAATTTACTATCTACTTATTGCTTTGAAGCATTAGAAGAAGGAATTACACAAGAGTACAAAACATTAATCAAGCAACAAATTTACGAACTAAAACAAAACTAATTATGAAAGAGTTATCATTAAACGAAAAATTAAGCAGAATTCAAATTGAGTTTAAAGCGAACAAGTCAAGATTTAATAGCTTTGGTAAATACAACTTCAGAAGTGCTGAAGATATTTTAGAAGGTTTAAAACCATTCAATGAAAAGTATGGTGTATCTTTTACCATTACAGAAAGGTTGATTAACGTAGGTTCAGACTTACCTATTATGGAATCTACTGCTACAGTATATGACAACAATGGAATTAACGAACTATCAGCTATTGCAATTGTAGGTGTTGATTTAAATCAAAAAGGAATGCAAGTACCACAACAATTTGGTTCAGCAAGTTCATACGCTAAAAAGTATGCATTAGGTAACCTTTTATTAATTGACGATACACAAGATGCTGATGCAGCTAACAAGCACGACAAAACAGAAGAAAAAAACCATTGGGGAAAAGTAACAGGTGGTGTTAATAGTAAGGAATATGATACAGATGACAAAAAATGGCTAAACAAAAACACACCTGAATTTACTAAATCAATTGAATACTTAAAAAGTGGCGGTAATATAGAAGCTATTGAAAAAAAGTATAAATTAGCCAAAGCAGTTAAAGACGAATTACTAAAAGTAAAATAAACAGGGTAGCCGAAAACTGAATAGAGTAGGCAAAGTAAACAATCAAAAAATAAATATTATGAGTGCATTAATTAATGTAAGTTTAAGAGTAGACAAATTACCAAAAGAAAAATTTGTAGCAGGTAAAGATGGAGCTGTGTATTACAACTTCACTATTGGAATTAACGATGAAGCAAACCAGTTTGGTCAAAATGTATCTTTAACAGATTCACAAACTAAAGAAGAACGTGAAGCTAAAAAAGCTAAAAACTATATCGGTAACGGAAACGTGGTATGGACTGATGGAAACATCGTAGCTGTTAAGAAAGAACAACCTGCAACTGCTAAAGAAGTAGCTTCAGATTTGCCTTTCTAAATTAAATCAGGGGAGTAAATAAAATGCTCCCCTTTTTAAATCAAAAAACATTATGGAATTAGATAAAGATGCAGTACAGCTCCTTATGGAAATGTATGAAGATGAATTAAGAATAGACCCAACACAAAAAATAGAACATCCTGAACCAGCTTTATCTTTAGGTACAAAAACATATGAAACGAAAGATGGTGTAAAAGAGTTTCCATTACCATTAGGAACATACGGAAACTTTAGCTTTGTACAAGCACCACCTAAAAGCAAGAAGACATTCTTTATTTCACTTTTAAGTGCAGTATATATGAAAGGTAGACTTGATGCATTCGGTGGAGAATTACAAGGTTATAGCAACGGAAAACACCTGATACATTTTGATACTGAACAAGGTAACTTTCACGCACAAATGGTTTTTAGAAGACCAATTGATATGACTGAAATAGATACAAAGAAATACCATACGTTTGCACTACGTCAATTAGGATTTAAAGAACGAATTCAATTTATAGAATGGTACTTGTATGAAAGATTAGAAGGTAAAGATGTAGGGTTGGTAATTATAGATGGTGTAGCGGATTTATGTAGTGATGTAAATAATATTGAAGAATCAAATGCAGTAGTACAGAAATTAATGAAGTGGTCAAAAGAATTGAATTGCCACATTATAACAGTTATACACTCAAACTTTGGTTCAGATAAACCTACAGGGCATTTAGGTTCATTTTTAGAAAAGAAAACAGAAACACAAATACAATTAGAACTTAACACAGTAAACAAAGACTTGGTAACTGTAAGCTGTAAAAGAAGTAGAAACGCATCATTTGAAACGTTTAGCTTTAAAGTCAATAACTTTGGATTGCCACAAGTAGAAGGAGCAGTTTATGACCCATTAAAAGGAGTATTCTAAATTGTTAATAACTTTTAATTATATTTACAAAATGAAAACAACTATTAAAAACCAAATTCAGGAATTAAAAAATACAGCATCAAGAACAGGATTGATATTCTGTGATAATAAAGTTATGTTTTCTTTTGTGCAAGATGTGCTTTTAAAGTTAGAACAAATAGAAGACTTAATAGAATTAGAAAACGAATTGCATTTTACAGATGTAGCTGATGCAGTTAAGAATATGTACAAGAAGGATGAAAATTTAACACACGTCTATGTTAACTTTCAAGTTAGACCAGTAGAAGTAGAAAAAAAGTTTGGTGTAATTGATGCTAAATTATACCTATAAAAAATAAATTAGTAAAACGGCTAATCCGTCCTATATAAAGTAGTAAATTAAAGATAATCGGAAAAGAAAGATTTGATATTAATTTTAATACTTAAATATGATTACAATTTTATTTGCTATTGCAGCAGTTTGTTGGATTATCTTAATGATGATTCAAAAGTATGGCGGGGAATTAATTATAAATCCTATCATTGGGTTTATGGTTGGATGGCTTTACGATGGTGAAGAAGAAGATGGTGTAACTAACCACACTATTCAAGTTCTTTTGGGTATAATATGTTTTACCATAGTTTGGGAAACTTATGAGTAACCAATGGTTGGCTAAAGTAGCTGTGTATCACGATGACTGGATTAAAGTGGTACAATCGTTCGGTGAATATGATTATGCTGAAGACATAGTACAAGAAAGTTATATTGCATTGTGGAAATATGCTGATGCAGAAAAGCTTTTAGATACTGATGGTGAAGTAAGAAAAGGATATATGTATTTCACACTACGTTCTTTGTTTTACCAATACTATAACAAAAAGAAAAAAGTAAACAAAGTAGATGTAGATGGGTGTTGGGAATTATTTGATGATTCAAACATAGAAGAACACAAAGCGTATAATGAAATATGTTTGCTTATTGATGAAGAAATTAAAGATTGGAATTGGTACGATAGAAAACTATTTAAACTGTATAGAGATACAGATTTATCAATGCGTGATATTTCAAAAGAAACTGGTATAAGTTTAATATCAATATTCCATTCATTAAAGAATCATAAAGCAATTCTAAAAGAAAAGTTTATGAAAGATTATCAAGATTATATAACTAACGATTATAACTCAATTTATTAATTATGGCAAAAGCAAGAACAAAAGCACCATCAAAAGGATTAGGTGACACCATCGAAAAAATTACTGAAGCAACAGGAATAAAAGCTGCAGTAGAAGTATTCACTAAAGCAACAGGTATTGATTGCAAATGTGAAGAAAGAAAAAAGATATTAAATAACTTAATTCCGTATAGAAGAAAAGTTAACTGTTTAACAGAATCAGATTACAATATGTTAACTGAATTCATTAAACCAACAAAAGGTAGTTTGACACCAAACGAGCAATGGACTATAATGGCTATTTACGAAAGAGTATTTGAAGTCAAAATAGAGCATTCAAATTGTGGTTCTTGTTGGAGAGATACAATTTCTGATTTAAGAAAAGTGTACAACGAATATCAAGTAAATGATTAACTGGAACGAGAGTGATTTATTTGAGTTTTTACGCTCAAATGTTTACCCTGATTTAGTTAAATCAAAGAATCAGATGTCAAGGTGGGATTGTTATAGTCCCACTTCAGGACATCGTATAGAACTAAAATGCAGGAAACGACATTACCCAACACTACTACTGGAAAAGAAAAAATATGATGCAATGATAGAAGAATGTGAAAAGCATTTAGATATTCCGATTTATATTAATTCAACACCTGAAGGGGTATTTAGTTTTAACCTGCATAAGATACACCCAACTTTTGAAATAAACAATAAGAATCCAGCAACTACACAATTTTACAACACACAAAGAATAGAAAAAGAAGTAACATATTTAGAAATTAATCAAGCATTAAAATTATGAAAGAAAATCCAATACAATTAGAGTTTTTAAAATCAGTACTACTATCACAATTACTTTTAGAATGTAATGAGAATTTACGTTACACAAAGCAATATAACGGTGCTTTAAAGCATTTACTTAATAAAGTGATATTACACCTTGAAACTACAGTTTATGATGAGTATAGAAAGATTTACAACGCAGATGCAGAAATGACTACAAACATTCTAAACAGCATTGAAGACATAGTTATAAAATTAACTACTTCAGATTTAGATGAACTGGTAATGATTAACGCGGTTATTGAAAAGTATAAAGAAAACAAAGAATGGTTTTTAGAATACGGTCAAGCTGAATTTTTAAGAATCGATGGCTAAAAAGAAAATAGAAATCTATTCACCACATTACACACAAGTAAATGCAATGGTGTATTGTGTTAAAAGAAACGTAGCTTATTCATTAGAAGCAAACACTAACAAAAGATTCTACATAGTTAAATACATTCCAAGTGATTATAAGAATGTAATCTATTTAAAAGAGAATAACAAAAAGGTAGAGTTCAGCGAATATGAAGCAACAAAAAAGATAATGGAATTATATGTTAACCAAAGTAAATTATTATAAGATATGAAAGTAAAAGACACAATGACAGAATGGATTGAAGCACAAGTAAAAGATAGTGTAGTGCAATCAGTAATTAATAAGTTTAAACAACGTAGTGAAGTAGGAATACAAAAATACAATACTACATTAGACCGTGAAGATTTAGATTTTGGTCAATGGGTAGAACACGCAATTGAAGAAAGTATGGATTTTACTCTTTACCTTTACAAAATAAAACAACAATGGGAGCAAAACAAGAAAATCTAATTGGTTTAAAGTTTAATCATTTAACGGTTTTATCTCCAACACATAATGATAAAAAATATAAAAAAAGATATTGGGAATGTTTATGTGATTGTGGTAAAAAAACAATAGTTCCTACAGGACAATTAACAAGTGAAAAAACAAAATCTTGTGGATGTATAAAAGCAATATCAAATGCTATTAACTCAAGAACATCAAGACATAAGATGGCTAAACCTGACGCAGGATATTTTCATATATATCAATCCTATCAAAGTGGAGCAGTAAAAAGAAATAAAATATTTGATTTTAAATTTGAAGATTTTATTGAACTACTAAAAGGTAATTGTTATTATTGCGGAATAGAACCGAGTAATGTATATTCAAAAAATTATTATAATGTTACATATAATGGTGTAGATAGGGTAGACAATGTAAAAGGATATACAAAAGAAAATTCAGTTTCTTGTTGTAAGATGTGTAACATATCTAAAAATAATAATACTGAAGAAGAATTTACAAAATGGATAAAAAGAACTTATGAAAATTTAGAAAAACTTAAAAGATTATGAAACAATCACCACTACAAAGAATATTGCGTATAATGAAATTTAACTATAACAGGGGATTAAATAGCGAAAGAGTTAATGCAGTATACAGAAAGATTATAAAACTAAAATTAGAGGGTAGCAATTAGCTACTCTTTTTTTTTAAATTTTTTAGTAATTTATTTTTTTATGTAAATAACTTGTTTATATTTGCTATCAGAAAACAAAGATATACTATGAAAACAACAAAAGAACAATTAGAAAAAGAGTTAAAAGATTTAGAAATTTCTTTTAAAACAAAAAATTCAGGAATGAGTGTAAATGAATACTCAAGTTATTACAATCAATTATCAAAAAAGATTAAATCAATTAAATAACAAAACAGGGGTGCGACTGTAACGCACATTTAAAACCAAATACTATGACAAAGCAAGAAATCAAAACAGAATTAGAAAATGTAATCTACGTTTTAGAAACATTAGAAAATGATTACGCAGCACTTAAACTAAAAGCAGTACTATCAGCTTTAGAACACGACTGGATGCAATCAGCATACTTTACAAACGAAATAGACACTATCTTAAACTACGAACAACACAATGAATGAAGACGCAACAATAAAAATATTTAGCAAGATACAATCACTGGAGCGTGACTTGCAATGGATATACCAAGAATACTTCAATGCACAATTAAATGACGACCAGTTTATGGCAATGATAGATTCAACTGAAAGAGATATACAAACACATTATTATATTTACGACTTAATTATACAAGATGCAAGAAAAAATTAAAACATTCGATAACAAGATTTGGGACAAACAAGAATTATTAGACAATATGTATGACGATGACTTTTACTATGGATATTTAGGAAAACAAGCATTATCTTCATCAAGTCTAAAGATGGTGCTTAAATCACCTAAAACATATAAATACGTTACAAAGTATGGACAAGCAGAAACGCAACCATTAAGAGATGGTAAACTATTTCACACACTTATATTAGAACCTAATAAAATAGATGACTTTACATTTGTAGATTGCAAAACTAAAGCAGCAAAAGAATACAAACTTGCAGTAGAAGAAAAACAAAACGTTTACACTACAAACGAATTAAGAGATGCTGAAAGATTAGCTGATGCAATCCTAAAGAACAATGAAGCTACAAGTTATTTTATGGGTGCAGAATTTGAAATACCTGAAGTAGCTATGATAGATGGAATACCATTTAGAGCCAAAGCAGATATTTTAAGAGGCAATCAAATAATAGATTTAAAAACTACTACAGGATTAAATGAGTTCAGATATTCAGCAGATAAATATAGTTACGACTTACAAGCTTATATGTACAAAGAAATGTTTGGAGTAGATGAATTTATATTTGTATGTATTGATAAAGGTAGTTTAGATATTGGAATCTTTGAATGTAGTGATGACTTTTACCAAAAAGGTAAAGACAAACTTGAACAAGGTATTGCATCAGCTAATCTTTCA